GTGGCGCGTGACCAGCGCGTGCGCGAGCTGCTTGCAGACGAAGACAACGTGGCGATCCTTATCGCCAAGCTGACCGAGGTCTACCGATAAGATACTGACACCACGACGTGATGTCAGCAAATTGACAAAGGGCCGTTTTTTCCACACCTTCGGGTTTCTGCCCGATATCCGCTTGTATCTGTTTTTTTGCGCGGTAATTTGGCAGGCAATGCGGCGAACAACGTAACAAGAGAGGCAATATGAAAGACGAAAGAAACACGCAATGGGGAACGGCAGCAGACGCCGCCGCGATTCTCGACGTGTCTATCGGCACTGTTGACCGATGGATGCGCGAGGGCCGGGTGACGTTCCGCAAGCTGGGGCAGCGGCTGAGTCTTGAGGACGTGCGGCGCCTGGCGGAAGTCGGCGAGGTGCAGTACATGGCCGAGCGCGAGGTGATGACATGACGGCGATCCCATCACCAGCACACCGCGCATATCGCAGGGCGTTGGCTGACGCCTGGGGCCGGTACATCGTCATTGGCGGTCTACTGCTGGCGCTCATGGCGCTGGCGACGACAGCCACGGCCACGCCATCGTATGGCGACCACGACGAGCAGTGGGACGAGGTGCTGCCGCAGCGCCCGCGCTACTGGTATATCCTGATCGCACCGGAGACACGCCCGCGCATTCACTGGCGGTGGGTATGAAGCTGATCAGCCTATTCGACGGGATCGGCGGGTGCGGCTGCGCGATTGACTGAACCTCGCTGCCGGGGCTGGCACCGTGGAGGACACGGGGCCGGTAGCTGTGGCTGGTGCGCCCGGCGGCGAGGTTCTTATATAGGGGGAGCAATGGAATTGAATCTGCACAGGGTGAGCGATTGCACGGTAAAGCGTGACTATCACGACGAGGGCGAGCCGGTCATGCCTGGCTTTCCACCGTCGCACGCATTCCATGTGACGCATCTGGCTATCGTAGACGATGCCGGCATCACGGCGACGATCAGACTATTCAGCCCGCAGCGGCTGGCAATCACAACCGAGGGGGGAGATGATGGCAGTACTACTTCGATGGAAGCGCAGGCCGTGGCGGAAGGTGAAACCCCACGCGGTACTTGAATCTTCAGCCGAGGGGCAACTTCCCCGCATGGCGGTCGTGGCAGGCTTTTCCCGCTACGCCGTCACCGAGGACGGCCAGGTAATCAACCGCAAGACAAAGCGCGTTCTTCGGCAGTATGTAACCAAAAGTGGCTATAGGCGAGTTGGCATCACAGATGATACTGGCAAGCAGCGATGGAAGCGCGTCCATCGGATCGTATTGGCAGCGTTCACTCCGAATCCCGAGGGCTATCCCGATAGTCATCATATCGACTCAGACAAAAGGAATAACCACCGCCTGAATCTGCAATGGGTGACACATAAACAGAACCAGTTGCATATGCGCGATTCCATTTCGACCAAACCCGATAGTCCCTACCGCCTAACTATGGCCGATGCCACCGTCATTCGGGAGCGGTCTGCCGAAGGCTGCACACAGGCAGAGTTGGCCGAGGAGTATGGCGTGCATAAAACAACGGTGACAAGTGTCGTGGGGAACAGAACCTGGCACGACCCGAACTACTCGCCAAGTCCCTACCGCCTAACTATGGCCGATGCCGCCGTCATTCGGGAGTGGTATGCCGAAGGCTGCACACAGGCAGAGTTGGCCGAGGAGTATGGCGTGAGTCAACCAACGGTGTCAAGTGTCGTGGGGAACAGAACCTGGCACGACCCGAACTACTCACCACCGATCGTCAAAGGTCGGCGGCGCCGCCAGGACAATCAGAATATTCAGCCAGCAACGGCTGAGACAACCGAGGGGGATGACGATGGCAGTACCGGCGATATTTGAACAGTTGGCCGAGCGCCTGCCGGATGGCGCATATAAGACAGTCAACGTGCGCGGCGGCTTCACCAGCATCGACGCCTATCATATCGTCGAGCGATTAACGGACACCTTCCAATCCATCTGCGGCCATCGCTGGGGCATCGAGGTCGAAACCTTCGAGCATCACGACAAGTGCGTGGCGGCGATCGGGCATCTGTGGTATCGACTGCCGGATGACGATACCGATGCGGTTTACAAGGTGCCGGCAGTCGGCGAAGGCCAGCAGCGCGGCGGCTCGGTAGCTGATGCGATGAAGATGGCGCAGACCAATATGATGTCGAAGGCCGCAAGCTATATCGGCATCGGCCTGTCGATCTACAAGGGGCAGCACATCGACGCGCCGATCCTATCCGCCGGCATCGAGGTGCAAGCGGTGCCGATCACGCCCGGCACGCTCAATGCCGTTATGGCAGCGAACCCGGCAGACATCGAGGCGGTGACCGCCGGCAAGAAGACGACGCCGGAGCAGTTGACCGAGGCCGAGGGCCGACACCTGCAAGCGGTGCTGGAGTTCGCCGACCTGATCGTGATGGCCGATGACGGCGCCGCACGCCGCGACAAGTGGCTGCAGGCGCATGACGTGGCGCACGCCGGCGAGGTCGATGTGTCGGCGATTAACCAGGTGATCCGGTCGATGCGCCAAGACTCGAAGAAATGACGAACCCGGTGACTATCATCTCGCTCACCGGCAATCCCGCCGCCGGCAAGACGACGCTGGTGCGCAGCATCCGTGATGCCGGGCATCCGCTTGGCTATTGGTGCGTCAAAGATCACTGGTACATCCCGCAGGGTATCGTGGTCGATGGCAAGATGTGCTGGCCGACGTTCCGCGAACGGATGCCGGCGATGCGTCGCAGCCTGGCCGATGCCATGATTGAGGCTGGTCTGCCGGTATTCGCGATCGAACACAGCGGGGCCGGGAAGTGGATCGGACGCATCATCCGCCGCCTCGAGCAGCGGCGCAAGGTCGTGCATATACATCTATTACCGCGCCTGGTCGGCACCGATGAGCCGAGTTTATTCTGGCGGACATCCAGCCGACGCCGGGACGGCCTGACCTATGAAGCAGCGCACGACGAGATTCTGGCGACAATCAACGCAACCAATAACTAAGGGGGAGAACGATGAAGACGCATTTCTCACAGAGTCAATTTAGGATGTTAAACGAATGCCCGGCGAAGTGGTGGGCATACGCGACTGAGCAGTGGACGCCGCCGCCGCCGACCGATGCAATGCTGCTGGGCTTGCTGATTGAGGGCGAGCTGGGCCTGGGCGACGGCATCCCCGAAGAGTTCGACGCCCGGCAATGGGACAGCCGTGCGAAAGAGCCGAAGCGGAAAAAGGACTATGCCGCGACGGCAGCAGTGGCCGAAAAGGTGCGGGCGCTCGATGTCATGCGCCTGCTTGAAGGTGACGCCCAGGTGGCACTCGATGGCGAGGTATCCGGCTTGCAATGGCGCGGTGTGCTGGATGTCGTGGCAGAAAATCATTTCGCAGACCTAAAGTATATCGGCCAGTTCGCTGAGTACTGGGCGCCGCATCACCGGCGGCGCGTGCCGTTCTATGCCGCGTATGAGCTGCAGCTTGCGATCTACCGTGAACTGCTGCTGCAGGATCTCGACCGCGCCGGCAGTGCAGGCGAGGCGTACATCGTCGCGGTCGGCAGCAGGAAGCCGCACGCAGTCGTCCCGGTACGCTTCAGCGATCTGCCGGCTGCTGCCGATCTGCTTGCTGCGGTATGGGCAGGCGCACACGCACCCGATGCGCCGCCGTGGGCGCAGGTGGCCGAGGAGCTGCCGGAGTGGCGCGAGGACGATACGCCGCCGCCGCTGCCGGCTTGTGGCGTTTGCGCCTGGTGCGCCGAGCAGGAACCGACGATCATCGAGGCCGCGATATGATCGCCATTCCCGACCTGCTCGCCATCGATCCCGGCCCGGTGAAGTCGGGCTATGTGTTCTTCGTCGATGGCAGCATATACGAGACTGACACCGAAGCGAACAAGCACATCATCGCCGCCGCCGCTTGTCCCGCCACGATCGTTATCGAATGGCCGAATCTGATGGGGATGCCTGCCGGCCAGGACATCTTCCACACTTGCCGCCAAGTCGGCAGGATGCAGCAGGCGTTCATAGATCACCGCGACCGGCACTACCAGGACGAAGGGCCAGCCGAGGTGCATCTGATCCAGCGGAACCAGGTCAAGCTGGCGCTGACCGGGCGCACAGTCGGCGTTACCGATGCAGTACTTCGGCAGCGGCTGATCGACTTGTTCCCAGCGACAGGCGGCGGGCGCGTGCCACAGATCGGCACGAAGGCCGAGCCTGGGCCATTGTACAAAGTCAAGGGCCATGCCTGGCAGGCACTCGCTGCCGGCGTGGCTTGGGTGATGAACCAACGGCAGATTGCCAAAAAACAAATAACAGGAGAAGAATCACAATGAGTCTCGATCTCGACATCACCGGAGTCGTCCACAAGGTCGGCGAGGTCAAACAGATCACCGACACGTTCCAAAAGCGGGACGCGATCATTCAGATCGACGAAATAGGCAATAACGGCCAGACCTATACGCAGCACATCAGCCTCGAAATCAAGCAGAAGGCGTGCGAGTACTGGGACGGCATCAGCAAGGGCGACACGGTGAGCTGCAAGTGCAGACTGCGCGGGCGGCTGTATACCAGGCGCGACACCGGCGAGGAGGCGTCGTTTACGTCGGTCGATGCCTGGCGCGTCGATGTCGATGCCGCAGCGCCCGGCCCGATGCCGGAGCCGCCAGCGCAACCAGTGCCGCCGGGCGAGCGGGCGCCGAGTTTGCTGCCGTCAGAGGATGACGACAAAACAAAAGAGTCTATACCATTCTAAAGGGGGTGAATGATGGGGGATTACGCGGAGTTCTTAAAGGGGAAAGCGACATCGGATGAGGCAACAGGACTATCCGATATACCCGAACTGAATCCAATGCTATATGACTTCCAGCGCGACATTGTGCGGTGGGCATTGCGACGGGGCCGGGCAGCTATCTTTGCAGATTGCGGATTAGGCAAGACGCCGATGCAATTAGAATGGGCGCAGCACTTGCCCGGTGATGTATTGATCGTTGCGCCATTGGCAGTATCAAAACAGACAATCCGAGAGGGTGACAAGTTCGGCGTTGATGTGGAGCATTCACAGGATGGGAATAGGTCTGGCAGGATAACTATTACCAACTATGAACGGTTGCATCATTTCAATCCAGATGACTTTGTCGGTATAGTGCTGGATGAAAGTAGTATATTAAAAAGCTATACTGGCAAATATCGAACTGAACTGATCGAGCGGTGGGGCAGTCGTCCCTTCAAATTAGCGTGTACAGCCACGCCGGCGCCTAATGACTACATGGAGCTTGGCAACCACTCTGAGTTTATAGGGGCTATGCGTGGTTCCGAGATGTTGTCATCATTCTTTATTAATGACGCGGCGAATGTTGGCCGGTACAGGGTTAAGGGTCACGCAGAGGGGCCGTTCTGGGAGTGGATGGCATCATGGGCAGTTATGATGCGAAACCCGTCGGACTTGGGATATAATCACGAAGAATTTACTTTACCGCCGCTTACGGTTCACGACGTAATTGTTGACGCGAACCAGGCACCGGAGGGGATGCTTTTCTCGTTCGACGCGCATACCATGAGCGAGAGAAGGGCAGCGCGAAAAGCAAGCATTAAAGACCGGGTATTAATAGTTGCGGATATGGTTAATAGTTCAACAGATTCCTGGCTTGTATGGTGCGACCTGAATGCGGAAAGCGATATGCTCAAGCGGTCGATACCGGACGCGATCGAGGTGCGCGGATCAGATAGCGAAGAGCATAAAGATCGTGCGCTATTAGGTTTTGCAGACAATGACTTCCGCGTACTTGTAAGCAAGCCAAGCATTGCAGGGTGGGGCATGAATTATCAGCACTGCCATAAGGTTGCGTTCACGGGGCTATCAGATTCATACGAGTCGTTTTATCAAGCCGTGCGCAGGGCATGGCGTTTTGGTCAGACGAATCCCGTTGACTGCTATGTTATTACAGACAGGACAGAGGGCGCAGTCGTGGCGAACATACGAAAGAAGAAGCATCACGCAGATAGAATGGCGACGAATATGGCGGCACGAATGAGTCACATATCAAAGGGCATCGTAAGGGGCGATAAACCCTTTGCGCGGGCGTATCAAACAAAGCACCAGATGGAGGTTCCGGCATGGCTAAGTGCATAGAGCAGGCGACGGGGAAGAGGTGGGTTATGTTCGGCGGAGATTGCGTGGAGGTGCTCAAGGGCTTGCCCGATGACTCGGTCGGCGCCTCGATCTATTCGCCGCCATTTGCCGGTCTGTACATTTACAGCGACAGCGAGCGCGACATGGGAAACTGTAAGTCTAACGCTGAGTTTTTTAATCATTACAAGTTCGCCGTCGAGGAGATATACCGCGCTACAGTACCGGGCAGGCTCACGATAGTTCATTGCAAAGACTTGCCGGCGTACTTTCACAGGGACGGGTATGCAGGACTTCAAGACTTCCCAGGCGAAGTCATCCGTGCGCATGAAGATTGCGGATGGAGATACCACTCTCGCGTGACAATATGGAAATGTCCCGTAATCGAGCGCGAGAGAACGAATAATAACGGACTTCTACATAAAACAGTAATGCGTGATCGGTCGCAACTGCGGCAGGGCATGGCCGATTACTTGATTGTCATGCGGAAGGTGTCAAGCGGCACTCTTGAGAGCGAAGTTCCAGTTGGCCCTGGCGTAGGGCTTGAATCATATATTGGCCTTGACGACTGCGATCCACGAACGGCGGATTCAAAACATCCATCTAACTTTTCCCGCAAGACTATAGCGACGAATGATAGCATAAACATCTGGAGGCGATACGCCGAGCCTGTATGGTGGGATATCAATCAGACAAATGTATTGAACTCTAAGATGGCCCGCATCAGCGAAGATGAAAAACACATCTGCCCGCTACAACTCGATGTGATACGCCGGGCCGTGGACTTATGGACGCAGCCGGGCGATGCCGTACTCTCTCCGTTCGCGGGCATAGGTAGCGAGGGCTATTGCGCTGTGAAAGCTGGCCGCCGCTTCATAGGCATCGAACTAAAGCAATCATACTTCAAATATGCCTGCGACAACCTCGCTGAAGCAGAGCTGGAATCGACCCAGGATGATCTATTCGCAGTATGAATACTAAGCACCGGCCTCGCCCAGGGACTGCCGCACTTCTGCGGTATTGTGGCGGCGCTACATGAGCGGGTTGTAATGCTGGGCGAGTCTATCGCCTGGGGCCGGTGCTTTTTTTGATACAACATAGGGACACAAGCTCAGTGTACCTATATACTTTACGGATCATCGGGCGGCGGTTGCAATGCCGATCTGCCGGGCTAATTTTACGCAGCGGGGGTGCAGGGGATGCCATGGATAAAGATGCGGACGGATCTGATCGGTGATCCGCGAGTGATACAGCTAAGTAGTCAACTGCGACTCGACGAAGTGACAGTGATCGGGCATCTGTACGCCTTCTGGTCGTGGGCCGATAGTCACATCGTCGCTGACGGCTCGAGCGATGGTCACGCTATCGGCGTGACACCCGAATGGATCGACGCGCATCTGCGCTGCCCTGGATTCAGCCAGGCGATGCTCGACGTAGAGTGGGTGACGTTCAAATCCGGCGGCGGCATCACTATACCCGACTTCGACGTTCATATGTCCGAATCAGCAAAGACGCGGGGTCTGGCCGCAGAACGCAAGCGCCGGCAGCGTGCAGGTGTCACGCAAATGTCACACAAAAGCTGTGACAAATCCGTGACCAGAGGAGATAAGATAAGAGAAGATAATACTAATCCCCCCTCTATCCCCCCGCAATCGGGGGGAGTGAACGTGCCGGCGGCGTTCGCTGAATGGTGGGCCGCGTACCCGAAGAAGGTCGGCAAGCAGGCGGCAATTCGCACTTGGCGCCGGATCAAAGGCAAGCCAGCGATCAAGGCGATGCTCGAGAAGCTGGCCGAGCAGATCGAGTCGGAGCAATGGACGCAGGACGCCGGGCGATACATTCCGAACCCGGCGACTTATCTTAACCAAGGCCGGTGGGATGACGAAGTGATGCCGGCAGACAACGAACCATACACACCGGAGTACGCGAAGCAATGAAGGACAAGACGAAGCACCTTGTATCATCGAATGCGCTGCGATCCATGATCCAGGCCGAGTTCGGCCCGCGACGATTCAGCGACGAGGAATGGTGGCACATAGATCGAAAGCTGCCGCCATATTGCAAGGCCGACAGCGTGCCGTGGTCAGAGCGTGAGCCGGTATTCCAGAAGATCGTCGAGCGCCTGCTGTTCACGCATGAGGCGACGACGACGCTGCCCGCCGCCCGAGTGATTGTCGCCGCTGCGAAGCATACGCTGCGCCCGAAGCTGCGAACGTCGGCAGCAGTAGCACAGGCGCCAGCCGGCAGGCCGGCCACGGCGCAAGAGGTATCGCTGATCATGCGCGGCTGGAAGGCGCACGGCGTCGAGTACGCCGGCGAGCTGGGGCAGTGGATGGAGTCAGGGCCGCACGACTATGCCGACCTCGAGGCGTCACTACCGCACCAGGCACCAGGTGAGGGTGACGACGTATCGAGCGCGATCACTTCGATGCGGTGGGCGGGATGATAGGCTATAAATTTGAAAAAGGCAGGGGGGGGCTATATTACGGCATGATGGATGCGCCCACATCGTCGATAGCTCGGTATCAGTCACCACGTCGCAAAGCGCCGAAGGTGAGCAATCATGTCATGTGCCATATCAGATTCTCGAGCGAGATGGAGATCGAGGGAGGCCCGCCGGTCGTTGCCCGGTGCGAGGCGCTCGAGTACGACACCGACAATCTCGATGGCCGCGAGCTGCCGAGGGCAGGCAGGGTGCTGGCTCAATGGCACCAGGGATGCGGCAGGACATATCAGCAGTGGGTCAGGGCCGTCGTCGATGCGCAGCGGGAGCGACTGCTGATCGAAGGCACGATCACCGAAACCTACAAGGAACGATACAGGAGGCTGGCGCGTGCAGAAGATCGATAAGGTGGTGGGGGTATGCCCGTCGGCGAAATTTGAAAGAGGGGGGGGGTATGCCGCGCTTGACCTGGAAAGGTAGCCTCGAGGTGTGCAAGCAGCACTGGAGCGAGCCAGTAATATATGTCGATGGCATATGCGTCGAGACTGAATTCAGTGAAGCACTGCGATCGGCACCGCATCTTATGGGCGCCGGCCAGCCGATTCAAGCCGAAGTCTTAATCAAGTGGAAGTGGCCCGCCCGTGCAAAAGAGAACGGCGATGCCCAGTAAGCCGCCGACATATTCACCCGCCCGCCAAGCACCCGCCCGCCGAGCGCGAACAATCAAGCGCAAGGTGAAGCGAGCGGCAGCTATACGCCGAGGCCGACGGTGGACGAGATTCTCGGTCAGGCTGCGGCGTGATCATCCGCTTTGTCAATCGCCTGCGCATGATGGGCCGCTGGCTGGGGTGGCGTCAGTGCATCACTTTGAGCCGCTGGCAGACCGGCCAGACCTGGCATTCGACGAATCGAACTGCTGGTGCCTTTGCGCCGCGTGCCATAGGCAAATAACCGATATAGAGCGCACACAGGGCATAGAGGTTGCGCAGGCTGTATTGATGCCTTGACCGGGTAGCCGGTCGGAATATCCACAGGGTGAGCATCTGGAGACGCCCGCATCACGCGCGCATTTTGCGCTAATATTTGAAGACTTTTGAAATCAGACCAGCCGAGACGAGTACGACGAGCGAGGACGAACATGACGAGCGAGCTACGGGCGAAGATCGAATCGGTCTGCCAGCGCCACAGGCACGATCCTGAGTGGCCCTGGAGCAATAGCAGGATCGGCAAGTACATCAAATACAAGGGCGCCCACGTCCGGGCTGCGGAAGTTGCCGAGGTGACAAGCGGCATGGACTTCACGACGGTCGAGCATGGCCCGGCGGCGAAAAAGGCCAGCAAGCCAGGCATGACGAAGCGCGAGTTCCTCGAGGAGTTCGATCCGTATACGCGCACGCGGCGCGACATCAATCGCGGCCTGACGAAGCACCTGGAAAGCGACCGCTATATCAAGGATGCGGAGTTCAGAAAGTTGTGCGGCGTCAGCGACCATCGAATGTGGCGTGATGTCGTCGTCGATCCTGCCGAGGGATTCACCGGCTACCAGTTTATCTACGGCGAGCAGCGATGGTGGACTACCGAGAAATCCGCCGCCGAGATGATCGCCGCGACGATGAAAGCCAAGGTCGTCGAATGAGCAAGCCAGGGATGAGCCGCGACGAGATGCAGGAGCTGGTCGATCCGTCACCGACGACCGTATCACTGCAGCAGCAGCTTCGTGACGCATTGACCGATGTCAAGAAGCTGAAGGCGCAGGTCGGCAGCGACCTGGCGTTGTTCGATCACATCCAGGGATCAATCGAACCACTCAAGACGTACCCGCGAGTTCCGATCAGTAAGCCGAAGCTGACGAAGAAGATGATGCGCCCGTCGCTGATCATCACCGACGCGCACTGCGAAGAGGTCGTGGACGCCGAGCAGATGGAGGGGATGGCGGCATACGATTGGGCGATATTCCAGCACCGGATCGCCACGACATTCGAGAAGGCCGTCGAGCTGACCGAGTTGATGCGCCAGACCGCGCACATCGAGGAGATCGATGTCTGGCTGCTGGGCGATTGGTTCATGGGCGCGATCCATCCCGACGACTGCGGCTGGGGCAGTTCGATGCCGTTGCCTTGCGCCCTGCCAGGTGCGGCCCTGGCGCTCGGCGATCAGCTTATGCGGCTGGCTGCGCACTTCAAAAAAGTGAAAGTGATCGGCGTCGTCGGCAACCACGGGCGCACCACGCGCAAGCCGACGCAGAAGATGACCGCCGATCGGAACTGGGATTTCAGCGTCTACCTTATCGCCCAGGCGTATACGCAGCGGGCGACGAATGTCGAATGGGTCATACCGCGCAGCCGCGTCCATGTGATCGATATGCTCGGCTCAAAGGTCGCGCTCACTCACGGCGACATATCGCGCAGCACTGGCACGGTTCCCTATTTCGGCATCATCAATTCAATGCGCAAACAGCACCAATCGCGCCGGCGCACCGGCAAGGACTTTGATTACGCATTTATGGGCCATTGGCACCACGAAGCTCTGCTGGATGGCGAGATATTCATCTGCCCGGCATTGATCGGCCCGTCGCAGTATTCACAGTACGAGATGCACAGCCGCTCACTCGCCCAGCAGATGATCATATTCTGGAGCGAAAAGCACGGGCCGACTAATCGCTGGCCGATAAACCTATGAAGGAGATCGATCCGAACCTATTCGGCGCCCGCGTCACCGTGATATGGCAGGACACGCAGGCGCACATCAATGAAGACCTGGCCGATGTCACGCTGGCCGAATGCCGGAGCGAGGGTATACTGATGAGCGCCGACGACCAGAAGCTGATCCTGCGATCTGCTCACTATCCAGGCACGCCCACAGGCGACTATACAGCGATTCCCCGAGGTTGTATCGATGCGATCGAATCACAGGAGGCGCTCGATGTCGAAGCTACCGACTGATCCGCCGGCCTGGTGCTGTGGTCGCAGCGCCGAGATATACGGCGAGATCCTGGCCGACCTGACTGACGCCGGCATCGTACCAGCGGATATCCGTGCCGTCGCGGTGCTGGCCGATATGCAGGCACGGTTCGAGCGGTGCGCGGCACTGGTGAGCGATCCCGACCGTGACGAGTACTTTGTCAACCGGCACGGCGAGGAGTGCGAGGCGCCGCACGTCCGACGACTCAGCGCCCTGGCCCGCGAGATGCTGCCGTATTTCCGACAGCTCGGCATGACGCCTGCGGCCCGGCAGACAATGGGCATCGCGGCGAAGGCCGATAAGCCAGCAGCACCGGCAAGCATCAAGAAGTTCAACTTGAAGAAGGTCGGATGACCGACGCCCGCCGCCTGTCGCTGCAGCTTCCCGGCTATGATCCGTGTCGTGATGCCGAGGACGGCAGCGGGTACTACTTCGACGAGCCATCGGCGCAGCTTGCCATCGACTTCGTCGAGTCGCAGTTGACATTCACCAAGGGCGAATGGGAAGGCGACCAGTTCCTGCTGGCGCCCTGGCAGAAGTGGCCGATCATCGGCAACCTCTTCGGGTGGAAGCGCGAAGGCGGCAAGCGGCGCTACCGGCAGACACTCATCTACCTGCCGCGCAAGAACGGCAAGAGCGAGCTGTGCGCAGCCATCGGTCACGTCATGCTATTCCTCGGCAACATCAACGACGGCGGCAAGAATAAGCCGGAAGGTGCGCCCGAGATTCACTGCGTGGCGACCGAGAAGAAGCAAGCCGGCCTGGTACATGAAGCTGCCCGGCGCATGATCCGAGCGAACCCGTCGCTGGCCGAGATGTGCCGGGTGACCGACTTCTATATGTATATTCGGCTTCACACCGGCGGCATCTGGGAAGTACTGAGCGGCGAGAAGGGCGGCGGCGGGCGCGGCCAGGGCAAGCACGGAACCTCGCCTTATTGCGTGATCGTCGATGAGCTGCACGAAATGATGCGGCCCGATCTGCTCGAGGCCGAGGAATCCGGCATGGGCGGGCGGCAGCAGCCGCTGATCCTGCTGGCGACTACGGCGGATGTCGTGCGCCCGTCGTTGTGCAATGTGCGAGTTGACTATGCCCGCCAGGTACGGGACGGGTCATTGCGAGACGGTACGTTCCTGCCGGTGATGTACGAGACTGCCGACCGCGACTGCGATTGGTCTGATCCGGCTATATGGGCTGCAGCCAATCCGATGTATCCGGTGACGCCGAATCACGAATTCATGGTAGCCGAATGCAACAAGGCCAAAGGGCTGCCGAGCTACGAGAACACATTCCGCCGGCTGTACTTGAACCAGCAGACCGAGCAGGCATCGCGCTGGTTGCCGATGTCCGATTGGCAGGAGTGCAGCGAACCGTTCGACCAGGCCGATCTCGAGGGCCAGACCTGCTATGCCGGCCTTGACCTGGCGAGTACCAATGACTTGAACGCCCTGGCGCTGTGGTTCCCAGATCCGCAGGTGCTGCTGCTGCGGTATTGGCTGCCGGAGGCGGCGATCGATGACGCCGACCCGAAGCGCGACGGATCGCTGGTGCGGCAATATCGCGAGTGGCGCCGCGACGGATATCTGCTCACCACGCCCGGCGACTATGTCGACCACGATGAAATCACAAGCGCCATATTTGACATGGCCGAACTATATAATATGATAGACCTACGGTATGACGACCGTTATGCTTCGCAAATGGCAACGCACCTGCGCGAAGGCAGGCATCCAGATGGCCGGGACGTGAACCCGGTCGAGGCGATGAAGTTCAATCAATCGGCCACAGCCTACAATGAGCCGTCGCTGGAGTTCGAGCGCATGGTACGATCGCACGCTTTCAATCACCTGGACAATCCCGTACTGACCTGGAACGCCGCCAACGTGGCGATCAAGCAGCACGGTGATCTAATCATGCCGGCCCGCCCGGAAGCAACCAGCACCTTGAAGATCGACGGCATCCCGGCAGCAATCATGGCGATCGCCGGCGATATGTTCAACATCGAAGACGGAGGAGACTTTGAAATCTTTGGCTTTTAAGGCAGTTCTCGGCGTGGCACCGATCGCAATGATAGCAGGCGGCACCTACATGACGCACGGCACCGGCACGGCGCTGATCGTCGCCGGCGCTGCCATCTGGGCCAGTTACCTCATCGGCCTGCGCACCAGGCGCAGCAGCGAGGCGGCAGTATGATATTCGAGATGTTCGCAGCGACGAGCACGCAGGTATCCACGACCAGCACAGCAGGCTGGACATCGACAACCGGCCAGCCACTATCGGACACGGCGCCGATCAATCCCGGCACCGCCTTCGGCCTATCGGCCTTTTTCGCCTGCATCCAGGCTATCAGTCAGGACTTCGCCAAGCTGCCGATCAAGGTCATCCAGACTCGACCGGACGGCAGCAAGGATACGCTGCGGGATCATCCGATTGCAGCGCTTGTCGGTGATTCCCCGAACGGCGAAATGTCGCCGAACACCTGGAAGATGGTGACGCAGTCGCAGGTTCTCGGCTGGGGCAATGGCTTCGCCGAGATCACCCGCGACCTGGCTGGCAGACCGCAGCGCCTCGATATCATCCATCCCGACCGCGTGACTGCAGCGCGTGAAGGGGGCGAACTGCTCTACACCATCCAGGGCGGCAGCGATGCCGTCGTCAAGCATAGCTCGGACATCATCCATATTCGCGGCATGGGCGGCGAGCTTATGGGCTGGAGTATCGTGCAGCTCGGCGCAAACTCGCTGGCCTCGGCAATCAGTAAGCAGGACTATACCCGCAGCTATTTCTCGAACCATACGCAGACCGGCCTGGTGGCGCATACCGATCAGCGACTGAACGACACCGCGAAGGAGCGACTGGTCGAGCAGATGGAGAAGCGCCTGCGCGGCCCTGAGAAGTCGTTCCGGTTCCTGGTCATGGACGCCGGCTTGAAGCTGACACCGACGATGATCAGCGCCGACGACGCGCAACTGCTCGAGTCAATGATCTACTCGGTGCAGGATGTCGCCCGCTGGTTCCGCATCCCGCTGCACAAGATCGGCGAACTGACGCACGCCACATTCAGCAATATCGAACACCAGGCGCTCGAGTATGTCAGCGACACGCTGATGCCCTGGTGCGTGGCCTGGGAAGAGGAACTGGGCCGCAAGCTGCTGACACCCGCAGAGCGTGCCACCGGCATCGAAGTGAAGTGCAACCTGGACGCACTACTGCGGGCCGACAGCAAGAGCCGGGCAGAGTTTCATCGGGTGCTGTTTAATATCGGCGCCCGCACGCCTAACGAGATCCGGCGGTTCGAGGGGCAGAACCCGAACCCGGATGAAGCATCGGACAAGTACTACATCGGCGCCAATATGCTGCCGCTCGACGTGGTATCCGAGAGCGGCAATATGTCCGAGGCATCGCAGGCGGCACCGATCACCGAGGCCAGCCGGCAGGCGCGGGCAGACGATCTATGGGTCGTGATTATCGAGGCGTGCGACCGCGTGACGCGGAAGCAGATGAAAGCCGAGGAGGCCGCGCAGAAGAAGCCGCAGTACTATTCCTGGTCGGATCATTTCTATGGCGAGACATTCCCCGTATTCATGCGGCAGAATCTAAGCAGCATCGCCATCGCCATCGATCCGGTCGCCGGCGAGCGCCGGGCGCAGGAATACATCGGGCAATATTGCGAATACCGAACCACGCTGACGCCGAAGGGCATGGCAGATCAACTGATAGGGAGACTAACACAATGATACCACACACACCCGAATGTTTGAACAACCATCTCGGCACCTGGGCAATCGAGCCGGCCTGGTTCCGTGGCTCGATGTCCTGGTTGCGCACGACCGGCTTCGCCGCCGCGATCGTCCATCCTCGGGCCGATGGTGCGCAGGCCGCTGCCGCTGGCGAGCGCCGATTCGCCGCTTCCGGTGGTATCGCGATGATTCCGATCTACGGCAGCATGATGAAGGGTCAGAGCAAGTTCGGCGGAACCTCGACGCAGGACACCCGCCGCGCCATCACCGCCGCCACCAGTGACAACTCGATCGACGGCATCATGCTGCACATCGACAGCCCAGGCGGTCACGTCGCCGGGACGCAGGAGCTGGCCGACGACATCGCCGCTGCCGACAAGATCAAGCCGGTACACGCGCACATCGATGATCTGGGCGCATCTGCCGCGTACTGGGCTGGATCACAGGCCCGCAACCTGACGATCAACGAGGCCGGCAGCGCCGGCAGTATCGGCGTGTTCGCGGTGCTGTATGATACCAGCGGCGCCGCCGAGGCCGAGGGCGTCAAGGTTCACGTCGTCAGCACCGGCGAGCATAAGGGTGCCGGCATCGACGGTGCGCCGATCACCGATGATCAGTTGTCCGAGTTTCAGTCGCAGGTCGATGGCATCAACGAACTATTCCTGGCAGCGGTCAAGCGTGGCCGCAAGCTGCCAGCCAACCAGGTGCGCGACCTGGCCGATGGCCGGGTGCTGATGAGTCGGCAGGCGAAAGCTGCCGGCCTGGTCGATGGCGTGATGCCGTTCGAGGCATCGGTGCGCAAGCTGCAGGCAGTGGTGCGCAGCGAGAAGCGCAGCAATACTGCAGCGGCGAAGATCGCCCTGGCGAAAATCACAAGGGCATAGTTTGCAATCGTTTTTTTGATAACGTAGTTTTGAGACAATGCGGGCAGGTGTGCAAAGTATACGCCGCCGCATCCAATAAAAGACAACCCGGCTCAAAGTAAGCCAGCACGATACACACGGTGTGTCGTTCGCTGGCTTTTTTTGTGCCTAAACCACGAACGGAGAAAATACAATGCTTTCGGAACTGCGACAGCAGATGACGGCTGCACTGGATGCCGCGCAAGCGATTCAGACGACAGCCGAAACGGACGACCGCGATATATCAGCGGATGAGCTTGGCACGATCCAGGGTCATCTCGATCGCGTCGAGACAATCAAGGCACAGGTATCGACCATCGAGCGGCTGGACGACGCAGCGGCATCGGTGACCGCACCGCGCACGCCGGCAACGGTACAGGATACAGTCACCGCCGCAGGTGACGCCGCCCAGGAGATGAGCGGAAACATCCAGACGCACGACTGCCGGGCCGACAATCCGACGCACGAATTCAATCACATGGGCGACTTCGCCTCTGCGGTTGCTGGTGCAGCGCAACCTGGCACGATGGCCGACGAGCGCCTGTCGTTCTTCGCCGCTGCCGGCGATGCCAGCGGGCTGAATCAGACGGTCGGTGCAGACGGTGGCTTCGGCGTCCCGCCGAGCTTCGCGAATGCGATCTGGGACGGGCTGAACTCACTTAATGACAACCTGCTGGCCCGCACGGATCAGCTCACAGTCACCGGCGAGTCGATCTCGATCCCGGCCAACGCGGAAACATCCCGCGCTGCTGGTAGTCGTTACGGCGGCGTCCGTGGCTACTGGATCAGCGAGGCCGAGGCGATCACAGCATCGACGCCGAAGCTGCGCATGGTCAAGGTCGAGCCGCAGCAGTTGGCTGTGCTGGTCTACGCGACGAACAAGTTGCTCTCCAATAACACGGTGGCGCTCGATCAGTACATCACCCGCGCCGCAGTCGAAGAGATCAACTTCATGTCCGGCGATGCGATCGTCAACGGTTCCGGTGCAGGACAGCCGCTTGGCATCCTCAATTCCGGCAGCCTGGTGACGGTGGCGAAGGAATCGGGGCAGGCGGCTGACACGCTGCTCGCGGCGAACATCGACAAGATGTGGGCGCGGTTGCATCCGAACAGCCGGGCGAATGCGGTCTGGCTGGTGAATGTTGACTGCGAGCCGCAGTTGCAGGCGCTGGTGCAGGACACGAACGGTGGCGTACCGCTGTTCCGTCCAGCTAACGGCCTCATCGGCCAGCAGCTCGACACGCTGAAGAACCGCCCGCTGATCCCGGTCGAGTATTGCCCGACCATCGGCGATGCCGGCGACATCATCCTGGCCGACCTTTCTGCATACGTCAGTGGCGTGCGCGGCGGGATCGAGCAGGCTATGTCGGTGCATCTCAAGTTCGACAGTGCGCAGAGCGCGTTCCGCTTCATCTTCGAGGTGGACGGTCAGCCGTACTTGAACTCGGCGCTGACGCCGTTCAAGGGCAGCAACACGCTGTCCACGCACATCAACCTCGCCGTCAGAGCGTAACCACAACCACAGGAGAAATTGATAATGAGCGCACGTTTCAGCGAAACAGTTCATGTCGTGAACGGCCTGTCGCCAGTGGCTGACGCCCTGGCCGGCACGGTCAATTCCGACATCGTGAACATGGAAGGCTACGGCAAATGTACTTTCCTCGTTCACGCCGGCGTCGGCACCACAGGCACATCCACCTTCACGGTGGAAGCCAGCGACGACACCAGCGCCTCGAACACAACCGCGATCAAGTTCGCGTATCGTCAGATCACCACCGGAGATACACACGGTGCCTTGACGAATGCGGCAGCAGCCGGCTATACGAACACAGCCGGCAGCGATGACATCGAGATCATCGAAGTCAGCGCGGAAGACCTGAGCAGCACTGGCTACAGCTATGTCAGGTTGCACGCAGTCGAGTCTGCGAACGATCCGGTTCTGGCAGGGATATTGATTGTCCTGTCTGATCCCCGGTTCCCGCAGTCTGTGACTGATACTGCAATAACCTAAAAGCAGCAGATCGCCGGAGTACCCTGTGAAGCGGCCTCGCCTCAGTAGCAGGACTCCGGCATCTATTGCCCTGGAGGGCGGAATCATGGCAGCGAGTGTCTACACGTTTACCAAGCGGTACACGCCGCCGGTCGGCGGGCGCGAGTTCGAGGCTGGCGACAAGATCCCGGTCAAGGATATCACGGCGGAGCTTGCGAAGGTACTGATCGATGGCGGCTACTGCACGGCGCCGAAAAAGCGGACGGCAGCGAAGAAGACAGCAGCGAAAAGCAAATGAACCTGCACCAATCGCAGCTCGCAACCTGGTTGCCGGTCACGCTGGCCGATGCCAAGCAGCACAGCCGTATCGACATCGATGACGACGATGCGCTGATCACGGCGCAACTGGCGGCAGCGGTAGTGCGTGGCGAGCAGGTGAGCAATCGGCAATTCGCGCCGGCCACCTGGGTCTTGAAGCTGGACGCCTTCACTGGCACCGACACGATCGAACTACCGAAGCCGCCGCTGCTATCGGTATCCTCGATCCAGTACGTCGATACCGATGGCGCGACGCAGACATTCAGCAGTAGCGATTACAGCGCCGACCGGACGAGCGAGCCGGGCCGCGTGGTGCTGGGCTTCGGCAATTCCTGGCCTTCGGCTCGAGCGCAGCCCGATGCGATCACGATCACCTATGTCGCCGGGTACGGTTCGGTCGTGACGGCAGTCAATGCCACGAACGTATTCACGATCGCCAGCGGCGGCAGGACGTATGCCGACAATATGCAGGTGCGTCTATTCTCGGTCGGCGGCGATGTCCCGACCGGCCTGACTGCCGACACTGCGTACTTCATCCGCGACGTGAGCGGCTCGACGTTCAAGCTGGCGCTGACCGCCGGCGGCACTGCGATCAGCATCAGCAGCGACGGCACCGGCACGATCTACATCGACGAGGTGCCGGAGATCATCAAGGCCGCAATCAAGCTGGATGCCGCGCAGTTGTACGAACACCGAGAAAGCACGCACGACGGCTGGGTGATGGACAATCCGACATCGGACAACATCTACCGGCAGCAGCACGTCCACACGACCGAGTGGGGTTACTGATGGGACAGGTTCAATACAGCGCGGCCCGCCGGCTCGACCGGATACTCGACAGCCAGGGTGACGGCACCGGGACGATCAGCCAGGTAATCGCAGCGACCTCGATCAGCGGTGCGACCAATGCCACGCCGATTGTCGTGACAGCAAATAGTCACGGATACAGCGATGGCGACTTTGTTCACATCACCGGCGTCGCCGGCAATACGGCGTGCAATGATTTGCACATCATCCAAAACAAAACGACAAACACCTTTGAACTGACTACGCCAGCCGGTGTGGATGTGGCTGGCAACGGGTCATACTCAAGCGGCGGCGCCGCGCACCTATGCTTCGCTTGTAAGCCGGCAGCAGGTGTGACGCATTGCCTGCACGGGATGTCCGGGTACGGCATGGATTCATCTGTCGATCCGAAGAAATACTTCGGCATCACAGCCTTAACGAACGGCATCAAAGTGCAAGTGCGCCAGGACACGACCGTGCTGCATACATTAACACCGACTCCGATCAAAGTATTCCCACACTGGCAGCTCGGCGGAGTGCGGACGGCATTCATGGAAAGCGGCACATATGGTTGCCAGACATGGACGCATGACTATAGCGGCTGTGCAATCAATCTGGACGGTGACGCGAACGAATTCTATGTGGTGCTGCATTCCGATGCGATCACGATTGATATGCACGAAGTCAGCGTCAAGGGCGAGATACTGTGAACACGAACCAGGGCAGACAATGGGACTGATTCAATATAGCGCGGCCCGCCGGCTTGACCGGATAATGGACAGCCAGGGCGACGGCAGCGGCACTGTGACCCAAGTCGTGACAGCGAAGACCGTGAGCGGTGCAACCAATGCCACGCCGATCGTCGTGACGGCAACGAGTCACGGATACAGCGATGGGGATTTCGTACACATCACCGGCGTGGTCGGCAATACGGCGTGCAATGATCTGCACGTCGTGGCAAACAAGACCTCGAATACCTTTGAGCTGACGACGCCGGCAGGCGCGGACGTGGCTGGCAACGGGTCATACTCAAGCGGCGGCGCTGCGCATATTTGTTTTGTGTGCAAGCCGGCCAGCGGTGTGACGCATTGCATTCATCAGTTGTCGGGCGTTGCAGTCGATTCGGCCTGGACGGATGAGAAATATATGAACGAGACAGCCCTATCGAACGGTATCAAGCTGCAGGTGCGACAGAACACGACCGTCATCAATACATTGACAGCGGCCCCGGTAAAGATCTTTATCGATTGGTCACTCGGTGCCGAGCCGCAGATTCTCGGTGAGGCACAAAGCAACGGAGCCGGATCATTCACTTGGCGATTCGATAGTTGTTTCGTGAATCTGGACGGTGACGCGAATGAGTTTTTAGTCGTGCTGCACAGCGATGGCCTCGCAATTGATGACCAGTGGTTCAGCGTGCATGGCGAGGTATTATGATCGCTTACAGTCCATCGCGAATACTGAACAAATTGGTTGACAGCCAGGGCGACGGCACCGGCACGACGCAACAGTTGCCGGCAGCGAAGACAGTGAGCGGCGCGACCAACGCCACGCCTATCGTCGTGACGGCAACCTCGCACGGATACAGCGATGGGGATTTCGTACACATCACCGGCGTGGTCGGCAATACGGCGTGCAATGATTTGCACGTCGTGGCAAACAAGACCTCGAACACCTTCGAGTTGACGACGCCGGCAGGCGCGGACGTGGCTGGCAACGGGTCATACTCCAGTGATGGCAAGGCGCATCTATGCTTCACCTGCAAGCCGGCAGCAGGTGAGCGATATTGCGTGCATCACTTCACCGGGTATTGCCTGGGCGGCACGATCAATCCCGAAGAATATCTGCGCGGTGCAGCCCTGACCAATGGGATAGAGGTACAGGTGCGACAGAATACGACGGTCGTGCATACACTGTCACCGGCACCGATCAAGACTGCACCGCTTGGCTGGTCATTGGGCAGCCGGCAACTTCCGCCCGCAGAGAAAGTCGGCGGCGGTGCTGTGAACTTCCGCTGGGATTTCGCGAACTGCGCAGTCAATCTCGACGGCGATGCCGACGAGTTTTTTGTCGTGCTGCATTCCGACGACATGACGACCACAGATGTCGAACAGCAGCTAATGAGCGTCCACGGTGAGTCGATATGATTAGCTACTCGTCAGCACGGATACTCAATCGCATACTTGATAGCCAGGGTGACGGCACCGGCACGACGGCCCAGGTATACGGTGCGAAGTCAGTTGGCGGCGCAACGAATGCCACGCCGATCGTGATCACGTCAACCTCGCACGGGTACAGCGATGGCGACTTTGTTCACATTACAGGAGTCGTCGGGAACACTGCCGCGAATGACCTGCACGTCGTGGCGAACAAGACTGCGAATACTTTTGAATTGAACACACCAGCCGGCACGGACGTGGCCGGCAATGGGTCATATGACAGCGCCGGGGCGTGTCATCTGTGCTTCGCCTGCAAGCCAGCCAGCGGCGAGCAGTATTGCCTGCACCGCTTCCAGGGATATGTACTCGGCGGCAGTGTCGCGAACGGTACACTGTACCACGACCAGACAGCCCTGACGAACGGCATCAAGGTACAGGTGCGCCAGGATACGACCGTGCTGCATACACTGTCGGTGCTGCCGATCACCCGTGGGCCGCTGTGGCAACTCGGCAATGAGCCGGTCGCTGCATCAGTGGAACAAGTCAGCGGCGCCGTGCAGGGGTGGTCGTGGAATTTCTCAGCCTGCAACGTCAATCTCGACGGCGATGCTGACGAGTTCTTCGTGATCCTCAATTCCGATGCGATGACGGTCGAGCAGCAGTTAATGAGCGTCCACGGGGTGACGATCTAATGGCATCCGCAGGTCAAATGCGAAACCGGGTTGAGGTTCAGCAGGCCCAGGAAAGCGCCGACGCGCACGGGCAGACCTCCCGTGCCTGGACAACGATCGCAACACGCTGGGCATCGATCTCATCCGATGCCGGCGATGAAGTTCTCGAGGGCGGGCAGCAGGAAGTTCGCAATACGCACAGCATCCGTATGCGCAGCTTCCCGGTGCTGCAGGCAGACACGCACCGGCTGATCGTGCGCGGCATCGTCTACGACATCAACGGCGCCACGCACGACCAGGCCGGCAAGCAGCGCACGACTTCAATCGCAGCGACGGACACGGGTGTGACGGCATGACGTTGAAGGACGAAATCACGCGATACCTAAAGGGCAACGCCGGCATCGCCGCTGCCGTGGCTGGGCGCATCTTTCCCGGCCTGGCGCCGCAGTCAGCCTCGCGGCCCTATCTGCTTTGGTCACGCATAGCGGATGCGCCAGGGCATCATCTCGCCGCATCGTCAGATATGTCGTCGGCACTGATCCAGGTGGACGTGATGGCCGACAGCAGCATCGAAGCCGAGACAGCAGCAGAGGCGGTGCGCGAGGCGGTGGACGGTTACCGCGGCACGCTGAATGACGAGTTCCACATCGACTCGATGTGGCTCGATGCCGAGGCCGACTTTGTCGAGTCGAAGGGTGACGGCAGCGACGACAGCACCTATCAGATTTCTCTATCAATCACGGTCAATTACCGGCGCACGGTGCCGGTATTCAATTAAAAACAAACAAGGAGAAGAACAATGCCTGGATCAGCATCTCGATCAATCGTAGGAGCGACAGTCGTTTTTGGAACGACATCCTACTCGCAGCAAATCACCAGTGTCGGCATCAGTGGTGCCGGGCGCACGGCGATCCCAACCTCGCACCTCGGCACGACGCTGGCGACCTCGGGGAAATTCGGTAGTATGACATTCAGAGCGAGCGACCTGGTGAATCCCGGCACTGTCGATCTGGGCATCCATTACGATCCCGACGACGTGCCGATCATCGACACCGCCGCCGAGACTTGCACGATCACATGGGCGACCGTGACAGGCGATTCCAGTGGCTCGATACTCGCGGCTTCGTATATCGGTACTGACTTCTCGTTCAGCGGCAGCGTTGACAGCGAGCTGTGTGAAGGATCGATGACGGGCCAGCTCAGTGGCAATGTCACACGGACGGCAGCAACCTAATCACAGGAGGCCAGGCGATGGCGATCTTGAACGTAGCAGGCATCACCTGCGAGGGCGTCATTCGCCCGGCAACGAAAGCCGAATGCGGCATCACCGGCGACTGCTTTGCGGTCGAACTGGTGAATGCCGCCGGCGAGCATATCACAGTAATGTGTGATAGCGCACAGGCATCGGCGAACCTGCTGGCGGCTGTGCGCAATCACGGCCACAAGTTAGTGGCGATTCGGGCAGCGACAAAGGCAGAGCGCGGCCCAGAAGAACCGACGAAACAAACAAACACAAACACAGTCAAAGGGGTGAAGGGATGAGCGAGCTACGGGGGAGATTAACCAGCGGGAAGTGGTTACCGAGCGTGAAGGTCGAAGCCGACGAAATCGAGGACGGGCTGCTGATTCCCGTCAAGTCGATGTCGGCAAAGCTGCGGGCCGAGTGTATCGCATTTAACGACGACGGCAAAGAAAAGAGCGGCGCCGATAACCTGGAGTTTCAGCGCCGGATTATCGTGCAGACTGCCTGCGAGAATGATGGCACGCCCATCTTCAAGATCGACGACACTCTGGAAGGGGTGCCGGTCGTGACGCAGCAGAACCTATTCGACGCAGCGTTGAAGGCTTCGGGGATGGGGAGCGATGACGACTCAAAAAACTAAGCACCGCCGAGGAAATGTGGCACGACCTTGCCATTGCTCTCGGCGGTCGGACGGTAGACGAATGGCAGCAAGCCATGTCTGCTGTGGAGTTCGAGAGCTGGATGCGGTACTGCGCGAAGAAACCACTGCCGGCGCAACGGGCAGACCTACGCACAGCACGGCAGACAACCGAGATCGCCGGCATGATGGGCGCGAAGAACGTCAAGCTGACCGACTTCATGTTCGACTTCGACGGCGGCGCCGAGGATGGCAGCACCGGCACGGGCCGGGCGATGTCGCCAGAGCAGGTATCGCATCTATTGGACACCGCCGTCGGAAAGCATATACAAGATGGCTATGGAGAGCTGGTTGATGGCGATAGTTCTGATCCGTGATCTGAATGACTTCGGCGAACACAAGGCCGACTGCGGCGGCAAGCTGGTGCAGATCTGGTATGTCGATCCGCCGCTGATCCGCAGCAAGTCGGGACGGTGCAAGGAGTGCAACGAGATCATCAAGCTGCCACCTGGTCTATGGCGTGACAAGCCGATAATGATCCAGGGCAGGCCGTTCAATATGATCCGCAAAGCACTGGCCCGGCGTGGCCGGTGGCAGGAGATATAACGCATGGCGAAGATAGCAGACATCTCGACGAAGTTGTCGCTGAATAACCGGGACTTCAAGAAAGGTTTACAGTCAACCAGCAAAAGCCTCGGCAAGTTCCACGCCGCATTCAAGCGTGCTGCCGGCAGAATCGCGAAGGCCGGCGTGGTGGCCTTGGCTGCCGTAGGCGTTGCGATGGTAGCGATCGTCAAGAAGACAGCCAGCAAGATCGACGAGCTATCGAAGGAAGCCCGCAAGCTGGACATCACCACGGAGATGCTCGCCGGCCTCGGTCATGCTGCAAAGTTGTCCGGGCTGGATCAAGAGAAACTCGGCAAGTCGCTTATAAAAATGACGAAGGCAGTGAGTGAAGCGAACGAGGGATTGTCCACGCAGGTGCGAGCGTTCGACGATCTCGGGCTGGAGGTCGGCGATCTGATGAAGATGGACGCCGGCCAGCAGTTTCTAACGATTGCCGATGCGTTCGGGAACATCGAGAACCACAGCACGAAGGTGCGTGTGGCGATGGACATCTTCGGGCGTACTGGTGGCGACCTGCTGGTGACGATGGAACAGGGCGCCGAGGGCATCCGGCGTGCCATCGAAGAAGCGAAGCGCCTGGGGATAACATTCTCGGAAGAGCAAGGAGCAATGGTCGAGGAGGCGAACGACTCGATGACGAAGCTGGCATCAATCGGAGAGGGTGCGTTCAACCAGTTGACGATCGGCGTTGCACCATTCATTTCGCTATGGTCAGATGCAATGACCGAGGCGGCACTGGAAGGCGAAAGCATGACCGACCGAGTGTCTGCCGGGATCGAGAAGATCGTGAAGGTGATCGGCGTACTCGGCAATGCTATGAATCTGGTTAAAGGCACGATTCAGTTCGCCTTCGGCGGTATTCAGTTAGTCATTTTCGGGACGCTGAAAGGCATCAATGAATCGCTTATCTGGACGTTCGGACAGATCGATAAAGCGTTACGAGCCGCTGCGAAGTTACCTTTCGCTGAGAAGCTCGGAATCCCAGCAGGGCTGAATCCAG